ATAGAATATTTTTCCAATTTAGTGAATGATTGTTTAGCAGGATTAAATGCATCATCCCATATTGCTTGGGTTAATGCTAATTCTTCTAATCGATCACAAAGTTTTTTAAATGCATACCATACGTGTTGATGATGCATATCGTTGATGTTTATTAATTCTTTTTTAGTTTTACTATAATATTGGGTCATAGACCTACCTTTCTTTACTATTGGGTTGAACCTCTGAACTATGATAATATGTATAAAAAACTATCTGTCAACAAAAAAAATAAAAAAAATTATTTGACAATACTTTTTGTTATATTCTAATCATGTAACCATGAGTTATACTTGGGTGAAAACATTTATTGAAGATTTGGCTTTGCAACCTAATGGGCGATTAAGAATGGATTGTCCATCGTGCCATAAGAAGAACACGTTGAGTGTGACTGACAATGGTTATGAGAGAATGTATAATTGTTTTTATGCTGACTGTGATGTCAAAGGTGTGACAGGCAAACGGCTGACAAAAACTAATTCTCGAATGGTGTTTGAAAAGAAGTCAGAGTCAAGTATAAAACATACTCCTTTCTTTGAATTTCAACTACCAACTACCTTTGTTCCTTTATCACGTAATCAAAAGGCTGTTGACTATGTACGCTCAGTTAATTCGTATCAAGCGTATTTAGACAATCGTGTTGACATTATGTATGACATTCGTTTCGATAGAGTGACATTTCTTGTAAAGGACAAAGGTAAGGTAGTTGATGCAATGGGGAGAACGTTGGCTGACAAAAAACCAAAGTGGTACAGATATGGAAAGACAAACTTTGGATTTCACATACATAAGGATAGTGACAATATTTTCATCGTAGAAGATTGTCCATCTGCGTGTAGTATAGCTGACAAAGTTTCATCGATTGCATTGATGGGAACAAGTTTGTTGCAACAACATGTTGACATTATTAAGAAATATAAAAATGCAATAGTTGCACTTGACAAAGATGCGACAGTCAAGGCAATAGAGATGACAAAAAAGATTTCACATTATGTGAACTGCAAAGTTGCAATACTATCAGATGATCTGAAAATTTTAAAGGATAACGAACGTGAACGAATCATTAGAAAACATATCGGTTGATCATAAGGTCATTGGCTTTTGTTTGAAGCATGACTTTTTCAACAAAGTAAAAAACATATTAGACGAAGAAATGTTTACAGGACAACTGAAAGAGTTGTTCAGAAGTATCTCGTACGCACATACAAACTATGAAAAAGATCTGACAAAAGATGAACTGTTTGCATTGCACGTTGACAAACATCCTGCCATGCCATCTTCATCGAAGAAAGAACTATCTCTTGTTGTCGAGTCATTACCCCCCGATGCAAACAACCACGACTTACAGATGGATGTGGTCAAGAACTTTTGGTTGCGTGACAGGGCAAGGATCATTGGCGAGAAAGCTATATCTATATTTACAGGGCAAGGTGAAGACTTTGGTGAGTTGCAACGTATCATGGATACAGTTGAAGATGGTCGTATGGAAAACAAAACGACATATACTGAAGTTGACATGGATCTTGGGGAGTTGCTTGATCAAGGTGCTGGACAACCTGACTTTCCTTTTGATTGGGGCATCATAGGGGATGTGCTGCAGGGTATGTGGCGAGGTAATCTTGGGATAATATTTGCCAGACCAGAGGTGGGTAAGACGACATTTTGTGCGTTCTTATGTGCTAGTTACATACGACAGAAAAGATTAGTTGTTTACTGGGCAAATGAAGAACCTGCCGTAAACATAAAACTACGGATTATACAGAGTTACTTTAACGTGACAAAACAAGAACTGAACACAGACCGTGAAAAGTATATTGAACTATACAGAAAAGAAATCAAACCATATTTACGGATTATGGATTCAGTTGGAACATCTATTGAAGAAGTGAATGACTATGCACAGTTGAACAAGCCTGACATAATGTTCTGTGATCAGTTGGATAAATTTAAAGTAAGAGGTGACTTTGGTCGTGGAGATGAACGACTAAAAGAAATATATATACTTGCTAGGGAAGTTGCAAAACGTGGTAATCTTTTATTATGGGCAGTATCTCAAGCAAGCTATGAAGCACATGATCGTGCTTTCATTGACTATGCAATGCTTGACAATAGTAAGACAGGTAAGGCAGGAGAAGCAGATGTCATCATAGGCATAGGTAAAACAGGATCAAGTGAAGTTGAGAATGTTGTGCGACATATCTGTATATCAAAGAATAAAATAAATGGTTGGCATGGTATGTTGAATTGTAATATAGATGTAGAACATGGAGTGTATTATTAATGTCGTTGTTTACAAGAGAATTAAAAGGATATACACCTTCTAGAAAAGGAGATATTCTTGAAATAATCGCATGTGGTATTTTATTAAAAGATAATTATGAAGTGTTTAGGAATATAGGCTCAACAGGACTGATAGATATTATTGCTATTAAAGATGGCACAACATTATTTTTAGATGTTAAAACACCAATAATTTATAAAAATAATATTAGGATGCCAAAACTTAACGATGCTCAAAAAAAATTAGGGGTTATCCCTGTTTGTGTATACAATGATAAACTATATTGGAAGGACACTGTTATAAATGCAGAAGATAAACCCAATAGCTAAACTATTAATGATGGCACATAATAGACGTAGAGTAATGCCAGACAAAAAGAAATTTAATAAAAAGAAAGAAAGGCAACAGAAATATGATATGCATGACACTAGACGTAGAAACAACACACAAGGAGAAGACTAATGGTGGATTTACTCCCTTACCTTATTTCGGCAACAAGCTCGTTAGCGTTGGCTATAAGTATATGGGTAGCCTTACCTCTTACTTATGCTTCAATCATTCTACTCGCAAACCAGACTACAAGGGTGGTGAGTTATTACAGGAGTCTTTGGACAACGTTGATGTCCTTATCGGTCACAATATCAAGTTTGACATTACTTGGTTGCGTGATTGTGGCTTTGTCTATAATAATCACCTTTATGATACTATGGTTGCTGAGTATATCCTTTCATCCTCAAGACGTTGGAGTTTGGGATTACAGAGCGTAGCCGAACGCTATGGTGCATTGAAAAAGAAAAGTCTTGTTGACGGATATTTAAAAGATGGTAAAACATTCTATGATATACCATACGACATAATCGAAGAGTATGGTATAGCAGACGTTGAAGCAACTGAACAAGTTGCATTGAAACAATTAGAAGCCTTTGGCACAACATTTGAGGAGTTATTTGGAGATGAAGAAACTATTGCCGACACTGCGTTTGTCGCTTGATATGACGAATGTTCTTGCGAAGATAGAACACGCAGGAATAAAAGTTAATCTTGAAACACTCAACGATATACGGAATGAATACGAACACGAACTAACTACTATAGACAAACGTTTGAAACAGATTGTCAGTGATGTCATGGGCGACACACCAATTAATCTTAACAGTGCAGATGATAGATCTATGTTGTTTTATTCTCGCAAGATAAACAACAAAGAAACATGGACGAGAATATTTAACATTGGACATGAGATGCGTGGTGCAACTCGTAAAATAAAAATGCGAAAGAAAATGTCCAAAGAGTTGTTTGCTCGTACAATACGAAACAATACTGAAGTGATTAAGAAAACAACAGGCTATCAATGTGGTACATGTGAAGGTGTTGGAAGAGTACGTTTCAAACTAAAGAACGGACAGTTAGGAAAAGCTAACAGACTGTGTAAGAATTGTAATGCAACAGGTGTAGTTTATTCTCAAAGTAAACAAGTTGCAGGATTACGTATCGTGCCAAGAAATACAAAAGATGTTGCACAAGCAGGATTTAAAACAGATAAGACAACTCTTGAAGAAATGTTGCCAGCACTCAGTGGCGCTGCAAAAGAATTTGTTGAACTGTATGTTAGATATTCGGCTTTGCGTACATACCTTAGTACATTTGTAGAGGGAATGGAAAACAATGTTGATGAGAATAATTTTATACATCCAGAGTTTATGCAGTGCATTACTGCTACAGGTCGTCTATCGTCAAGAAACCCAAATTTTCAGAACATGCCACGTGGATCTACGTTTCGTATACGCAAGGTGGTTGAAAGCAGGTTTGAGGGTGGTTCGATTATTGAGGGAGACTATTCACAGTTGGAGTTTAGAGTTGCAGGATTTTTGGCAAATGATTCGCAGATATATAAAGATGTAAAAGATGGTGTGGATGTACATGCTTATACTGCATCTGTGATTGGTTGCGATAGACAGACTGCTAAAGCTGATACGTTCAAACCGTTGTATGGTGGTGTAACAGGCACACCAGACCAACAGAAATATTACAGAGCATTTAAGGCAAAGTATGAAGGTGTAACAGAGTGGCATGATAAGTTGCAACGAGAAGCAGTTCAAACAAAACAAATCATGTTGCCCTCTGGCCGCAGATATTGTTTCCCAGATGTACAGTGGACAACTTGGGGTACTGCAACAAACCGTACTGCTATATGTAATTACCCTGTACAGGGATTTGCAACTGCAGATATATTACCTTGTTGTTTGGTTGAATTAGATAAAAGATTGCAACCATATAAGTCTCTTATTTGTAATACGGTGCATGACTCAATCGTGATAGATTGTCATCCTGATGAAGAGTTACATGTTTTAGAAATTTTAAAAGTTTCTATGTTGGGTGTTGCGGCAGATCTACAAAAAAGGTATAAAATCAAATACTTAATGCCTGTTGAGATTGAAATAAAAAAAGGTAAGAATTGGCTTGACACCGAAGTTGTTTATCCAGTAGAATGAATTTATCGCTAACTTTTAAAAAGGAGAAGTTAAAATAAATAATTTAGCAACAATTAATGATCAGTTCGATAAGATGGTCACGGCATTAGAGAATGATGATGATCAAGCTCTGATGGCACTAACAGGTCAAGATGATGGACAACCCAGAGATGAGTTATCCAAATTGGCTATTAACTACGAAACAGAAACGGACTCTGGACAATCTTTGAAGAAGGGAGATTGGAGAGTCTGGCATGAAGGGCGATACTTGTACGCACCAGAGGTCAAGTTGAGGGTGTTTATGAGGTCTTTCATGTGGTCGCTTTTTGATGCAGATGAGGGTAAACCTATTTGCAATTCAGTCCAAAAAGCGAGTTTGTCTGGAGACTTTGCTGATACAATAGGTGGTAATAGATGTGGTCGCCTAATGAAAGAAGAAGCTGAGACTCTTGCAGAAGATGATCCTCGTTTGATTACATCTAAAGCAGTCACATGTAATCAAGTAATTTATGGGGTCGTGTCTGGTAAGATGAAAGATGCAGATGGTAACGAGGTAGAACTCGATAACCTACCCATCATCAGTTACTTTAAAAAGTCTGGATTCATGCCGATAAACAATTTTATTAACGGTTTGAATAAACAGAAAAAGATCATGCAAAGAATTTGGATCGATCTTAAAACTTCTAAAATGAAGAAAGGTTCTGTTACATTTTTTGTACCAGTGCCTACTGAAGGTAAGTCTTTGACTTCTCTATCCGATGAGGATAAAAATTTAATACGAATGTTCAAGGACTCTATCGATGCTGCCAATGCTAATGTTATAAGACAACATAACGAAGCTTTGAAGGGTAATGTGTCTCAAGAAGATTCAGATCTCTCCAAAGACTTCGATGCTATTACTGGTTAGCATACAGGAGTTTTTAGATAAAGCTGGTCAGGGAGAAATTGAACTCCCTGATCATCTTATTCAAGAGTTCAAAGATTCATGCGAAACGGCTATACGAAAGCAGTTTAGTCGTAGAGATGATGTCAGTTTAAGAATGTCTGGCATAGGTAGACCTGTTTGCCAACAGATACTTATGATGCAGAAGTATTCTAAAGAAAGTTCCTACAACGATATAATGAGATTTCTGTTCGGTGATCTGATCGAAGCAGTTGCTATGCTTGTGATCAAGGCCGCAGGAATTGATGTAGTTGCCGAACAAAAATCATGTTCACTTGTGCTAGATAAAGAAAATATAAAAGGCACACTTGATGTAATTATTGATGAAAATGGAACAAAGAAAGTATGGGATATAAAGTCAGCATCTCCATACTCGTTTGATCATAAGTTTGGCAATGGATATGATAAGATAAAAGAAGATGATGCGTTTGGATATATAGTACAGGGGCATCTGTATGGTGAAGCAAACAATCTTCCCTTTGGTGGTTGGATTGTTATCAACAAGTCAACAGGAGAGTGGGCAGTTGTAGATGCACCAGAGGATGATGGATCTGAAAGAAAGAGAGTTTTGCAACAGGCTGAAGATATTATCAGAGTTGTTAAAAGAGCAGACTTTAAAAAAGCAAAACTTAAAGATGATTGGGAAACATACAAGAAAGATGGTGAGATTGTACGCACAAAGAACAGACTTATGCCAAAGCTTTGTTCTTTCTGTGAATATAAGAAACACTGTTGGCAAGATGCAAGGCTTGAAAGTCGTATAACATCGAAAGCAAAATCTCCACCACAAGTTTGGTATACACGATATGTACAGAGGAGCGTATAATGCCATTAGTATATACAGATGATTATGATTTAGAATTTATTACGATAAACCCACATGTTGCTTTTCTGTATGTTGAGTCACATAAAGAGTTTGGTGGGGGTAGAATGATAGCCGTGTTGAGAGGTCATCTCAAAGGCATCCCCATAACGTTGCGTGAAAACTATACAGATGATGGCTATTTACGAGAAGAAACACAGTCACGAGATAAGAGTTTGTTGCTGAAACAATTTAAAAAGATTAATGATTATTTATGGAGTCAAACTGTTATATGCCTACCGATTTCACCTTTCCAAAGGGAGCTAGAGATTTTAGAAAAACGTTCCCCAGAAGTGGCAAAGACGTTATCAAAAAGAATGGAATACATAAGGGAGACATTCTCGTAATGCCTGTATACAGATCACAGTTTGAAAAAATCGTAGCCGTTAAGATGGTACAAGAGGGAGCTAAGTTTCAATATGAAACAATCAAGTTACCCTATGTTCCAAAGGTTAGACACTATACACCAGACTTCTACATACCAGAAACAAATATATATATAGAAGCAAAAGGTCATCTAACACGTGAGGATAGATCCAAAATGTTACTTGTAAAACAACAACACCCGGAATGTGATATTAGGTTTGTGTTTGCAAATGCAAAAAATAAACTATACAAGAGTAGTAAAACAACCTATGGTGATTGGTGCAACAGGCATGGGTTTGATTGGGCAGAAAAAACTGTGCCGAGGGAGTGGTTAAAAAATGAGTGATAAAGAAAAGGAAATAGAGAAGTTAACACTGTTGAAAGATAGATACTACATAATATTACATAAAATGGATGATGATACCTTTACGTTAACTGCGTACGATACAACCAGTTCATACAAAGAAGGTGAACTTCCTTGTGCTGCTGCAATAGCACAGGAAGGTATATTAGAGATGATGGAAATAGACTTGGGATCAATTTTAAAACTAGGATTAGTACGAATAAAAAACAAAGACTATATTCCTGCAGAAGATAATGTAATTAAAGTAGACTTTGGAGCTAAACAATGAAGAAAGATATGGTCAACCAACCACCACATTATAATCAAGATAAGATAGAATGTATTGATGCTATTGAATCAGCAACAAATAGTGGGTTTGAATTTTATCTGCAGGGAGTAATAATTAAATATCTTTGGAGATATAGATACAAAGGTAGACCAACAGAAGATCTACGTAAAGCAGAGTGGTATTTACAAAAACTAATAGAATTAAAATTAGAAGAAGAAATGAAAGGAAATAATAAAACATGAAAAACTTACCAACACCGTACCAAGACTTTATACACAAATCACGCTATGCTCGTTGGAATGAAGAAGAGAAAAGACGAGAAGATTGGAA